CGATTCGGGCAGGCAACATCCGAAACACAACTGGATCAACTGTAGGCACTAACATTGCTAACGTAGGTTACGTTGTAATGTGTCAAGACACAGTACAGACCCTTGCGGGTGGCGCACTTACAGCCGCTGTAACAGATATTGTTATTCCTGCTAACTCTAAGATCGTTAACTGCATCATTGATCTTGTAGCTGCGGCTAACGTCACCACCAACATCAGCGTTGGCGAAGTAGGCGGTAACCCTAATACAATTATTAACTCTGTAGCATCAGGAACCACAGTAGGTGTTAAAGCACTGGGCGCTGGTGGCGGTGGAACCTTGGAATGGGGTGACATTGGAACTTCAGACAAGCGTTTAACGGTAACAACTTCTGCTGTTACTAACGCAGGTTCTGTCCGTATTACAGTAATGTATGCACAAGCGTTTAATACACCCGTCCTTCCATAAGGAGTAAGTAAATGGCTGGTCAAGAGGTCAGAGCCTTTAACGTATCCGTGGCGGGATTTGCTGCGGGTCTCGTAGGCCCATCAAGAGGCAGGTTGCAAGGCGTTCTCGTAAACGCTGCCGCTGCCTGTGCTTTTACCATTCGTAGCGGTTCAGCTACTGGCCCAATTATACTTCAGCTAACCTTACCGACAGGTTGGAATGATGTGTATATACCTAATGACGGTATACTTGCTGACAATGGTTGTTTTGTCTCTGCCTTTACAGGTACTGGCAATGTAATGACCCTGCTCATAGAGTAGATCGTCATGGCTTCAAAAGGTGAGATGCCGAAGCGTAACAAAAAGAATTTCCGCTCCACTAAGTCTGGGGCGGGAATGACAAAGGCGGGTGTCGCTGCGTATAGACGTAAAAACCCCGGATCGAAGTTAAAAACCGCTGTTACGGGTACAGTAAAAAAAGGCAGTAAAGATGCCAAGCGGCGCAAGTCGTTCTGCGCTCGTTCTGCTGGACAGATGAAACAATTCCCCAAAGCAGCAAAAGACCCGAATAGTCGTTTAAGACAGGCTAGAAGACGCTGGAAGTGTTAGGATAGATTATGCCAAAACGTGATACACAGGCCGCACAAGATCGCCGCAAAAACAAAGAGACTGAGAGGCGTCTGTTTGAAGAGTCTCAACGTCTTGAACGTGAGCGTATTAAACGAGAAGAAGAGTTAATTAGGCAACAACAGCAACAGGGTGTCTTTAAAGGTGCTAAAGGCGGCATACTTAAAATGCGTAGCGGTGGCAAAATAGATGGTTGCGCTACGCGAGGTAAAACTAAGGGGCGATATGTCTAAAGCAAAACCTTCAAATGCAGCCCTGTGGTCGAAAGCTAAGTCTGCGGCCAAGGCGAAGTTTAAGGTCTACCCCTCCGCTTACGCAAATGCTTGGGCTTCCAAATGGTACAAGTCCAAGGGTGGCAGTTGGTCGGGTGGCAACAATAAGGTAGCTAAACGTGGCAAAAGCACCAAAAAAGGGTAAAGGCGGTCTTGGCAAATGGTTCGGTGAAGAGTGGACCGATGTTAAGACGGGTAAAGCCTGCGGACGTAAATCCGCTAAAGGCAAGTCCAAACGCCCCTACCCTGCCTGTCGCCCTAAGAAAGTGGCGTCTAAGATAACTAAGTCCGAGGCCACAAAGAAAACCGGGCCTAAGCGTGTAAAATGGTCTACTACTGCTAGTGGTAAGAAGAGGACTAAATAATGGCTACAGTCGTACCCGATCTACCAGAACTGTTTGAGGAAGCCTTTGAACGGGCTGGCTTGCAGATGCAATCTGGGTATGACCTACGCACTATTCGTCGTAGTCTTAATATCTTAACCCTAGAGTGGCAGAACAGGGGTCTTAACCTGTTTACTATTGACTCTGGCACTGTCGATCTGACCGCAGGGCAAGTAGATTATAGTATGCCTGTAGATACTATAGACATTATTGAGCATCAGCTACGTACTGGTACAGGTACAAATCAAATAGACACAGCTTTACAGCGCGTTAGCGTGTCTACATATGCACAGCAGACTAATAAGAACACCATAGGACGGCCCACGCAGATATATGTGCAGCGGCTACCCACAGAAGTAAAGTTTACACTGTGGCCTACACCGGACACTACACAGGCTTACAAACTACTGTATTTCCGCCTCAAGGGTATTGATGGGCTTGCGTCAGGTGTTGGGGGAGAAACAAACAGTATACCTCCACGATTTGTACCTGCACTTGTATCGGGGTTAGCGTTTCATGTAGCTATGAAGAAGCCTGAAGCCGCAGATAGAGCGATACCTCTTAGAGAAGAGTATGAGTATCAATTCAAGCTAGCGGCATACGAGGATCAAGAACGCGCGTCTTCTATATTTGTACCGTTCCAAACCTTTCACGGGGGTATGCGATGAGCTACGCGTCTGGCAAACACGCATACGGTATATGTGACCGGACAGGGTTTAGGTACCCACTAAAAGACCTCGTATGGGAATTTCAGGATGGACACCGCACTGGTTTTCGTGTTGGTAAAGATGTAGTTGATCCAGATCAACCACAGAATTTCTTGGGGCGTATCCGAGTTACTGACCCTCAATCTCTACTTAACCCTAGACCGGATTATGAGCCGGGGCGAGGCCTTAGTGGTTGGAATCCCGTAGGGCATCCCCTCGTATACCTGACAGGTCAAGTCGGAACTATAACTGTAACTGTAGAAATAGGATAAGATTATGCCAAATGGACCCGGAACGTACGGAAGTAAACGTGGACGCCCTCCTATGAAGATGAAACCCGGAGGGCGCGTTGGCAGTAAAAAACCTGACAACAGCGCGGCTAAGAAAAAATATACTTTGGATACTCACCAAGGCGGCAAACGTATTCGTAGCGATAAACAAGCTAAAATGATACCTATGGACCTTTCAGGAAAGGCTAGTTCTAGTGGCTATGACCGCCCACACAAAACCTTAGCAGAAATGTCAACTGGACCTACTCCTAACAAAAAACGGGTTGGTCGCGCTGGTGCTAGCTTAACCAAGAAGAAGGCTGGTGGTTCTGTCACTAAAAAGATGAGTGGTGGCAAGATGACAAAGAAGATGGGTAAAGGTGGTACTCTAGTACGCGGTACTGGCGCACAGCGAAGCGGCAGAATGGCAAGAGGACCAATGGGGTAAACTAGATGAATTATACTGAGCTTACGCAAGCAATAAAGGACTATACAGAGAACACAGAGGCAACATTCGTCTCTATGATCCCTACGTTTGTTCAGCAAGCGGAGCAACGTATATTTCGTACTGTTACCATACCTGAAGTTAGGTTTAACAGTACAGGTACTCTAAATCAAGGAAGCCAATACCTATCACGCCCTGCTGATTTCTTAGCGGTATTCTCTTTAGCAATTATTGACCCTATTACAGCGGCGTACACGTACTTGTTAGAAAAAGACGTTAACTTTATGCGAGAAGCGTACCCTGTAGCTGCTACAGAAGGTGTACCTAAATATTACGGTCAGTTCGATGGTGACGCTATAACAGCGGCTACAAATGGACACTTTATAATAGGCCCAACACCTAACGCTACATATACCGTAGAGTTACATTATTATTTTGAGCCTAAGTCTATTGTTACTACAAGCACGTCTTGGCTTGGTGAGAACGCTGACACTGTACTTCTTTATGGCTCTTTGGTAGAGGCGTACACGTTTATGAAGGGCGATCCTGATGTTATGCAGTCATATAGAGAACGATATGAATCTGCGCTACAACAGTTGTCTGTTATTGATGCCGCTAGCAAAGGCGATAGTTATAGGGATGGGAACTTTAGATGAATATGCCGTTTAAAATGTCTGTTGGGAGTGTTGGGGTTAAGACTACTAATAACCGAGGCTTCACCCCTGAAGAAGTCGCGGAATCGTGCGTTGATAAGTTAATGATCGTATCAAATGACGCGCCGCCAGCTATAAGAGATCAAGCCTTTGCCCACAAGGAACGTATGAAGTCTGTAATTGCAGTCTACATGAAACAGGCTATTCAAAGTGATAGGACTACTATATATAATGCGATTAGTGATGCTGGGCATCCTGAACTTGCAAGACTGATTAGGAGACTCTAACAATGGCATTTAGTGGTAATTTTATGTGTACTTCCTTTAAGAAAGAACTTCTTGAAGGTGGACATAATTTCACAACAGGGCAGGATGTTTTTAAGCTCGCCTTGTATACGAACAGCGCGGTTCCCTCAGACATGGGCGGCTCTGGTAGCAATATGAATGGAAGTGTTACAACGTATGCTTCTAATAACGAAGTTGCAGCTACAGGTTCTGCTCCCACTCCATACGTTGCAGGCGGCGGCACTCTTACAAACGTAACTCCAACCACGTCTGGTACGACAGCTTTTTTAGACTTTAATGATCTGACGTTTACTAGCGTTACGCTAACTGCGCGTGGCGCGTTGATCTACAACACGACTGAGGGCGGTGGAACAGGCACTACAAACTCTGTAATCATTTTGGATTTCGTCATAGATAAAACCGCCACTTCTGGGGATTTTCAGATCGTATTTCCTACTGCGAACGCAACGGACGCTATTATTCGGATTGCCTAATGCCCCTTTTGACGAATAGAGCAAAAATGACGATCACCAGTGTTGCAGGGGGCGGCACGGGGGATTTAACGTTAAATGCTGCGGATACGGGGTTTCAGACGTTTGCCTCTTCTGGGGTTTCAGACGGCAACTCTGTCAGATATGTTATAGAAGAAGGGAGTGATTTTGAAATAGGCGTTGGTGTTTATACGTCTAGCGGAACCACTTTATCTCGCGTCCCCACCGAAAGCAGCAACTCAGGTTCTGCAATCACTGTAACCTCTGCGGGGACTGTTTTTATAGGTGCTACTCAAGATGATTTTGCTAAGGCAACCGCGTTGTCGTTAGTGTTTGGCAGGTAACTTATGACGTTGTACCATACTGACTTAATAATGGACGTGACGGACGCCGCCGCCTTGGAGGTTTCTGCCATAGAGCTTTTAGCGGGTCAGGGAAAAACGGAACAAGAGATACAAGATATTTTGTTTGATGGTGGAGTTTTTGAAATTGTTAACGCGCTGACCGTTTTATATAAACCCGCTGTTGTTTACAACGGAACAACGCTTCTGCGAATAGAAGTTTATAAGTATGAGGGCGAATAGATGGCTAATCCGAACATTGCAACTGCCAGCACTATCCTCGGCGTAACTCAGGGCGCTACTTTGACTACATCCTATGCTGACGTTATAACCGCTGTCCCAAGTAACACCGTGTATAAACTTAACAGTATTTCGGTTGCAAACAAAACGGCTTCCGCCGCAACGGTTGATGTTAGGATTTATACGTCTGGATCAGATGTATTTTTATTAGCTGATGGTATAAATGTTCCGGCAGCAACTACGCTGGTTGTTCTAACAAAAGACCAAGGGCTGTATATCAATGAGGCTGGAAAAGTAAATGCGTTAGCTAGTGCAAATTCGACCCTAGACATTCTTTGCAGTTATGAATCTATAGCGTGATTTAAATGAGCATATGGCGTAAACAAGGCGGGGTTATTGGCAAGGAAAGCGGCAATGATTATCCGTCCAGTGGGTCATGGGATGTTACGGAAACTTACACGGATGCCAATATTCCTGCCGTTGGCGAGATTCTTTTTACCACTGTTCAACAAAACTACAGCTTGACGATTCCTTCCACGATTGCCTCAACCGTATCAATAATTTGTGTTGGCGGAGGTGGGGGTGCGGGTGCTTCAACCCTATCCAACAACGGAATATCCGGTGGCGGAGGTGGGGGTGGAGGTCTGCACTGGATTAACAATGTTTCGGTAACTCCGGGAGAAACGCTTACTGTAACTGTTGGTGCAGGAGGTTCTGGTGGGTCCGCCTCAGGACAAAACAACAACACGGCTGGCGGTCAGAGCAACGTAAAACGTAGCGCCATCTTTTTGTCCTTCGCTAATGGCGGAGGAAAGGGGTCTTACAACGTAAACTCTAATGCGGTTCAAGCTAGTGGAGGATTTCCCGGATCGGACCCCGCCGTTGGTACTCTCGGCGGCGATGGCGGACAAGGCGGTAACGGACGAGGTGGACGGTCCGGTAATGGCGGATCAGGCGGCGGCGGTGCTGGTGGATACTCTGGACAGGGTGGTCTTGGCGCATATTACAACATCAACCCGCAAGCAGGAAGCGGTGGAGGAGGCGGCGGCGGCGGAGCGGTCAACGGCTTTACAGGTGCTATAACCACTGGTGGTGGTGGGGTTGACGTGTACGGAGAGGGTACAAGTGGCGCTCAAGCCTCAGCTAACAACAATGCCGATCAAACATTGACAAGAGGCTTTCAGGGTTCCCCTGTAGGAGCATCAACACAAACGGGTACTTACGGCGCGGGTGGCACGGGTTCTGAAGATGATTCCGGAGCAGCAGGCGGAAACGGTAGCGCGGGTGTTGTTAGAATTATATGGGGAGCGGGAAGAGCTTTTCCTAGTACAAACACAGATTTAGCGTCTAGTAATGGAAATGTAACGATTGTTTAGGAGGGTTTAAAATGCTCGGTTTTTCCCCTCTTGCTGGTGCCCCGTTAGCTTCAACGGGTGATGCGGAAAACCCCAACGCTTCAGTGTTTGTTGCTGGCGTTAGCACCACCGGAGCTGGGGTAGGCTCGGTAACAACGTCTGAGGGTCAAGGTTCTTTAGTTGTTTTTTCTGGGTGGGGTATCGGCGCGTGGAATAGTAGCAGCGGCGCGTGGGGCCAGACGAACAATTTACCTAACGCAATTTCTGGTAATGTCGGTTCTCCAACAATTAGCATTGGGGTCAGCACTTCTGTGTCTGGTATACAGGCTTTAGGCCAAGTTGGCACTGCGGCTTCCGCGGTCAACGTTTCTGTGGTTGTAACGGGGTTAAGTGTATCTGGCGGTGTTAACGGGGTCGTGACTACCGGCGCTGCAACAGTTTCTCTTGAAGGAGTAGAGTCCTCCGGCGATGTTTCCCCTGTTTCCCCTACTATTTTGGTGCAAGTGACGGGCCTTTCTTCGCAATGCTTGCCGGGTTCTGTCTTCGTATGGGGTCGAATAGTCCCTGAAAATTTGGCAAACTGGGTCGAGATCGAGCCTGTAGCGGTTGACTCATGGACCCAGATATCCGCGCAATCTAGCGCGGCTTTTCAGCCACTTGTTCCAAACGCCGGAACAGGTTATACTAAAATTGAACCTGCCTCCGACACGGGTTGGGAAAAGGTAGCGGCGTGAGGATGGAAAATGGCTAGTACATACACTTCTAACACTGGAATAGAAAAACCCGGGACCGGAGAACAGTCTGGAACGTGGGGCGACACTGTAAACATTAATTCAGACATTCTGGATCGGGCTATTAACGGGGTATTGACACTGAGCTTAACTGGCGCAAGCTCTACGTTAACGACTGCAGACGGCGTTTTATCTGACGGCCAGTACAAACTGATTTCTTTCACAGGTTCTCCTTCTGGAACTCATACAGTTACTGTGACCCCTAACGACTCTCAAAAAATATATTTTTTATACAACACAACAAACGAAACCGTTATTATTTCACAAGGTTCTGGAGCGAGCGTAACTCTTCCAGCCGGTGAGTCGGACGTAATTTACTGCGATGGCGGTGGCGCGGCTGCGGCGGTTGTAGACCTTTCGGCAAACTTCAACGTATCTATGCACCTTGAGAGTGCGAACAATCTTAGTGACCTTGCAAGC